AACTTAGAAATATTTGACAATATAGATTCAGATAATTGGGCAGAGGATATAGACAATTTAAGTAAATATGAGTTTGGTCAATGGCTAAAAGAATATGTAGAACAGCTTTTAGATTCTAAGAACGATTTAGCAGAAAGCTATGCCTTAGCATTTATCAATGATGTTAATTGGTCAGAGATAGCAGAACATATCATAGACACATATAAAGAAAACTATTGTTGTGATAATTGCAACGAAAGAATAGACGAGCGATATATGAAAAGTTTCTGCTCCGAAAAATGTGAGAAAGAATATTGGTTATTAGCCGACCATCCAAAAGGTTAAGTTTCATTTGTTTTTTTTTGTTTAATTTAGGGCAGCTTTAATAGGCTGCTCTTTTTTTATAAAACTTTTTTTAAATACGTTATACAAATATGAAGTTACAACTACAGATACCTGATACTATTGAAGATATTACTCTCAGACAGTATATGGAGTTTGATAAGATTAATATAGAAGGGAATCAGGACAGTACTTTTTTAATGCAAAAGACAGTAGAAATATTTTGCAATGTTAGTTTAGATTTAACTTTACAAATAAAATTTAATGACCTTAGAGACATAACTAATCATATTTATAGTTTATTAGAACAAGAAACAAAATTAGTTTCTGTGTTTAAACTAGATGATATTGAGTACGGTTTTATACCTAAACTAGATGATATAACATTAGGTGAGTATATTGACCTTGACAATTATTTAGGCTCTTGGAAAAATATGCATAAGGCTATGAGTATTTTATATAGACCAATAGAATATAGAAAAGCAGAAAGATATATTATAGAAGACTACAATGGAACGGATAGTGCTACTAAAATGTTTGATGTGCCTTTAAATATTCCTTTAGGTGCTATGGTTTTTTTTTGGAATTTAAGAAGCGAACTACTGAGTCTTTCCCTGAATTATACTCAGAAGGAGTTGGGGGAGAATCTGACCTCGGAGCAGTTGCAAACTTTGGAAGTAAATGGGGTTGGTATCAATCAGTCTTTGCACTCGCTAACGGAGATATTGAACGATTTGAAAATATCACAAAACTTTCGGCTTTAAAATGTTTAACTATGTTAGCTTTTATGAAAGAGAAAAACGAACTAGAAGCACAGCAAATTAAAAAAATATATAAATGAAAAAAAAGAAGCAAGTAAAAGAAACTAAGTTTTGCGAAGGTGGTAAGTGCAACTGTGATACAAAAAAAACACTTGCTAATATCTTTCCTTATCATTTACCTAATTGCTTAACAGAAGCTGAGTTTGATTCTATTAATACTAAGACAACACCTGAGGAAGAATTAGGCTACATATATGGCAGAGTATTTAATTCAGACAATAGCTACACAGAGAAGCGATACAATCAATTAAAAAGAATAGCAAAAGTATATAAATGAGTCAGCAAGGAACAAGAGCATTTTATCAAATAACCGAAACAATAAAAAACCAATTGTTAGAGGATGTTAATGTCAACACAGTTACTTTTGGCAACATTACCGATATAGATTTAAGCAAACAAACTATGTTTCCTTTGTCTCATATTGTTGTGAATAATGTTTCTTTTCCTAATAACACAGTTAGTTTTAATATATCAGTCTTGTCTATGGACATAGTAGACCAAAGCAAAGAAGAGGTTGTAGATATATTTAGAGGCAATAACAACGAGCAGGATATTCTTAACACACAGTTAGCTGTTCAGAACAGATTAATGATAGAACTAAAAAGAGGAGACCTATTTACAAGCCAATACCAATTAGAGGGTGTTGCAAGTTGTGAGCCTTTTACAGATAGGTTCGAACATTTAGTAGCAGGTTGGGCACTTACTTTTGATATAATAACTTCTAATGACATCAGTATATGCGATTAGAGGACGTTAGAAAGACTTTAAGAAAGTTTGGGGACTTAGTTATACTTGAGGCTAAAAAAGAACTTAAAACGCAAGGAAAAGACGTTACAGGTAATCTTGGCAATTCTTTAGAAGCTAAGTTAGGAGAAGATGAACAAACATTTATCTTAAACTTCTTAGGATTACAATATGGTAAGTATGTAGACAAAGGTGTAAAAGGAGCGGTAAAACCTTATGGTGGTAAAGATGCAGCGAAACAACCTTATGATAAAAAAACTGTATATGCTTACACAGATAAAATGCCACCACCTAGTAAGTTAGATAAATGGATAGTAAGAAAAGGATTAGCACCAAGACAAAAAGGAAAGTTTACAGGCAGAAAGATTAGCACAGTAGGATTTGAAAAGTCTATACAATTTTTAGTAGCAAGAAGTATTTATAGCAAAGGATTAAAAGCTAGTTTATTTTTTACTAAACCATTTGAAAAACATTTAAAAAACTTAGAAAAACAATTGTTCAACGAATTTGAAGTATCAATAGATAAAGTATTTAAGAAATGAGTACAAAAATTAATGTTAGAAGTCCATTCTATTTAAACTTAACAGAGCCAGTTATACCTTTGCCTGAATACGATTGTGCTACTGCTAACTTGCAAGGCTTTTCTATTGACAACCAAGGTGTGATTACACAACCAACAGCAGCCTATGGACAAGTCTTATCCTATTCTAGTGATGATGCAGATTTTAGTAATGGTAAATTTGCAGTAGAAACATCTGACACATCAAGAACTGTTGAGTTTACTATTTCAATTCCATTAGGATTTACCAATTCTTCTGACTTAACTTTTGTTTGTCCTAAAACATTTACTCAACCAGGTACAACAGGAACAGCAGCACCTTGTACAGGAGGTCCTACTACATCAGGGTCAATACCTAGTCAAACTTTAGATAGTGGAGGGGCGACAGTAGATATAGACCTTAGCAGTTATTTTACCAATGAGACTGTCTATGCTGTAAACAATGTTAGTCCTTTATTAGTCAATACAGCTTTAAGCGGTAGCACATTAACAATTAGCAGTAACTCACAGGCAGGTTCAGCAACAGTATATGCAATAGGTAGAGATGCTAGTTATCCAACAACTTGCGAGGCAGTACAGCAAATATCTATCACAGTTAATGCAACAGGTATAACTTGGAGTTGTACTAATCCTGTTACAGCATTACAAGGAGGTTCTATTGCTCAAGACGGTACAATTACAAGACCAACATCAGCAGCAGTTATTCAAGGGGTATCATTGACAGATGGAGGTGCTTTATTAAGTCCTGAAACAGTATCAGCTAACACAGGCTCAACTGCTCAAGATGTTACTTTGTATTTTAAAATGACTGTACCTGTTGGTTACGACAACGCAGGAGCATCTATATACTGTGAAAAAGTTTTATCTCAAGCAGGAACAACTCTACCTACTTTTACTTGTGATATTGCAGGATTAACAGGTCAAGCAATAAGTACCGATGGAGCAGTATTTTTAGGTACAGCATTAAAAGGAACTGTGATGAGTTTTACACAACCTAACCCACCATTAGGAACAGTAACAACCAACACAACAAGAACAATAGAGTTTCAAGTAGAAATACCAAGCGGATACAATAATGCAGGTACTGAAATAGATTGTTCTAAGGATTTAATACAACCTGCTACTACTAGTATATGTGGACCATATCCATTATACATTACTATAGGAAAAAATACCGAGGATGGATTTTGTGTTGGTGGTACTTATAATACAAGCACACAGATAAGATCAACAAGTGCAAATATTGGGTCATTAATAGGAGCACAAATATGTGATTCTAGTGGTAATTCTTTCAGCGGTAAAAATTTATATTACGCTGTTTCAGATTCTAGTGTAAGTGTTGGAGCAGGCACAGGTAGTTTTTATGTAATTCAGATTAGTAACCAAGGAATAGTTTTAAGCGCATTTTTTCAAAATTGTTCAACATCAGGTAGTTTATTAGTATAATATGGCATTAAAAAGAGTAGAAATAGATTTGTATATATGGGAGGGTTTAATTACCAATCAACCAACTACACCTCAGTATGAAATAAATAAATCAAGAATTGATACCCATAACAACATTACAGTTGAGATTGGAGAATTAGTTAGAGATTATTTAGAAGTAAGTTTTAACGATGATTACTTATCACAGACTAGATGGGTTAGAGCAGTTGTAGAATATTTTACACAAGCAGACGAACCTTATACTTATAACAATCCACAGGTGTTTGATTATGTAGCTACTGATGGTTATGGTTATTTTGAGGATGGTACTAATCCTGAATTATCAAGACACGCACTAATAAGTGCAGACAATATTTATTTGCCTGAAAATACAATAGGTAAACTACCAATATTCGCAGAAGGTGTAGGCAAAGTAACTATTGATTCAGTTGATACAGAAATAACTGACAATGGCAACACAAATCAAAAAATACAATATGTTACTATACCACAAAATAGCGGCACTATTCAAGTATATGACACCGATGATTCTACTTTATTAAAAACAATTAAAGTAAAAAATATTTGTGAGCCTAAATTTACTCCTTATAAAATTACTTTTCTAAACAAGTATGGAGCATTTCAAGACCTCTACTTCTTTAAAAAGAGTATGGAAAGTACTAATGTATCTGACGAAACATTTAAACGCAATACAATAGCTAATTCAACTGCTTCTTATAATACCTATGAAGGACAAAAGCAACGCTATAATATTAATTCAAATACTACCTTAAACCTTAACACAGGATTTATTAGTGAGGATATGAATCAAACTATTGAAGAGTTATTTTTTACTGAAAATGTTTGGATAAGATATG